CAGGTCAGTTGATTAGCGCAGGTTACACATTAGACCCACAAGCAAAGAACGCTCAAGATAGATTTGTTGCTTTGGCTGAACAAGGTCTACAGCAAGCTGAAGGCGCACAAGCACAATTTGCCCCTCTTCAAACAGGCGCTCAGAACTTGTTTAACCTTGGCAATCAGTACATTGCTCAATCTCCTGAATCTGTTGCACAGAACTATCTCAATCAACAGATGGCTTTGTTGCAACCAGGCAGAGAGTTAGAGTTGGCTAATCTGCAAAACAGACTCCAACAACAAGGTCGTGGTGGTTTGTCTGTTGCCCAAGGCGGTACTATGGGGGCTACAACTCCTGAATTACAGGCTTTGTACAACGCTAGAGCGCAACAAGAGGCTGTCTTGGCGGCTCAAGCTCAACAAGCTGGTCAGCAACAGGTTGCATTTGGTGCGGGATTGCTTGGTCAAGGCGCTCAAACAATGGGTCAGTACTATGGTGGTCAACAAGCCGCTTATGCCCCTTATACGACTGCTTTTGGTCAAGTTCAGGGTCTTGAGGCTTTGGGTCAGCAGCCCTTCACAATTGGCGCACAACTTGGTAAAGAAGCATCGACTGCGGGGGCAAGAGTTGGTCAACTAGGTTTACAGGGTGCTGGTCAAAGCGTAGCCTTGGCGACAGGACAAGCCGCCACAAATAATCCTTATGCAAATGTGCTAGGTGGTTTAGGTGCTTCGCCAGCATTTAATACTGCTGCAGGAAATTTCTTTAGTGGCTTATTCTCTTAAGGATTTATCATGGCAGAAAATATAGTAGGTAGCCTTTTTGGTTTAACACCACAAATGTATGGTGAGCAACAGCGCAGAAGTGCTTTGCGTGAAGGGATTGAACTAGCACAACTAGACCCTGTTGCACGTGGTGCGGCAATGACCTATGCAGGTGCTAGAGGTCTTGGTGGTGCTATTGGTGGCGCTATGGGCATTGAAGACCCACAACTCAAGCTAATTAGCGCCAGAAACACTATTGCTCAACAAATAGATCAGACTAATCCTGAATCAATCTTGCAAGGCGCTCAGATGTTGGCACAAATGGGTGACCAACAAGGTGCATTTGCTCTTGCAGACTTGGCTCGTAAGGCTCAAAGTGAGATGGCTTTGACACAACAAAGACGGGCGGCAGAGCAATCATCTTTGGCTACTGCGGCTAAGACTCAATTGTCTATTGATCAAGAAACAAAACTGCGTGATGAGTTGTCTAAGTTGCCTCAAGGTGCTACACAAGACGATATTCTTGCCGTAGTAACTAAATATGGCTCACCAGATAAAGTATTAGCTGCTTTACAAGGTTCTGCTGATAGAACTGCTCAAAGAGAAGCTATGCTTACATTGGGTCGTGAAAAAATTGAAGCCAAATTAGAGTCTGATCTTAGACAAGCAAAAACTGATATAGAAAAAGAGCAAATGCGGATTGAAGCCAGAAAAGAACTTGCTCAATTGATGGCATCTCTTAAAGGGCCAAGTTCGGCAGTTCTTAAGGCCCAAGAAAAAGCAGAAAAGGTTCAAGAAGGTCAACTGGCTTTGGGAGATACAATTTCTACAGCAGAAACCTTAGTCAAAGATTTAGCCAAAATGGGTGGAATGACAAGCACATCAAAAGGCCCTCTTGCTAATTTGGTGACATCTTTACAAACAGGAACTGTTGGTCAAATGGGTGGTCGTGTATTTGGTACAAAAGAACAAGCAAAACGTGATGAACTTAAAAGCATCCGATTGCAATTGCTAAATGCTGTAAAAGAAGCTACAGGCATGAGTGCTCAACAACTTAACTCCAATGTTGAATTGAAAACATATTTGGATTCTTTAGGTAGCGAAGGTATGACAAAAGAGGCAAACTTAGCAATCTTGGATAATCTATCAAGGCGTTACCTTAAAGGTGAAGCTGCTCAACCTGCAAAAAATAAGTCTGACCCATTGGGTATTCGTTAAGGAGTTTTTATGGCTACGATTGCTGAAATTCGTAAGGAATATCCTCAGTATTCAGACATGACTGATACTCAGTTGGCTGATGCTTTTCATTCAAAATTTTATTCAGACATACCAAAAGACACTTTTTATACACAACTTGGTATTAAAACAACACCCGTATCAAACTTGGAGTTGATGTTTGGTGCTGGTAGTCCTATCGCCAGAACAATCAAGGGTGCGGTAGTAGACCCTGCGTTGGCTGTTAATCAGTTATTGGCAAGTACGGGTTTGTTTGGTCAAGATATTAAGCGAGGCGCAACTCAACTTGTTAGTAATGTTGAACAAGCAACGACTGAAGGTCGTGCAAGAGTTGGTAGTAGTGGTTTTGATCCATACCAGACGCTTGGTAATGTTATTAGTCCTGTTAATCGTTTAGTTGGCGTTACACAAGCACCACTATCAGGACAAGGCTTAGCGGCAAATATTGCTCGATCTGGAAGCACTGGTGCAGCTTTAAGTGCCTTGCAACCAGTAAATGCTCCTGTGGAACAGTTTGCTGAACGTAAATTAGAGCAAATGGCTACGGGTTTTGTTCTTGGCCCTGTTGTTGAAGGTGGTGTAAAAGCTGTTGGAGGTCTTTTAAATACACTAAAAGGTTTAACTCCTACTGGTCGTCAAGAGTTCATGCAAAAACAATTGAATGAACTTACTGGCCCTGATCGAACAAAAGTGATTGAAGCATTGCGTGATGCTAAAGAATTAGTAAGTGGTTCTCGACCAACTGTGGCACAAGCAATTTCTGATATTCCTTCGGCAGTTGAACTTGCAGCAGCACAGAGTAAACTTGCTAGTAAAGCAAAAGTGGCAGGTCAATTTCAAGAGCGTTTAGTTGAGCAACAAGCGGCAAGGGCAAGAGAGATTCAATCTATTGCTGGCACTGAGGCACAAAAAGCTGCTGTAATTGCAAAAAGAGAAGAAGTAACAACGCCAATGAGAGAAACGGCACTTGAACAAGTTAATCTTGCAGGCCCTATCTTTACTAAGCTAGAAAAAGAGATTTCAGATAAGTTCAATAGTTTGGCGGCTGCTGAACAAACATCTGGAATGACTGGTTTAGCGGCAACACTTCAACAAGCTGTGGCAACAAAAGGACAACCTGGTTGGCTGTCTGCGGGTGACATTGCGTCAGAAGCGGCAGGTCGTGCAAAAGCATACAAAGAACTTGCAGGAACATTGCGTGGCGAAGCTCAATTAAAGCAATTCCAACTTAATAGTTTGGAACAAAATGGATTCTTTCCATTACGTGCATCCGATTTGACAGACCAATTAGACAAAGCCATTCGTAGCACTGTATCTGACCAAAGTAAAGCTGTTTTGCAAGGTATTAGAGATAAAGTTGTTTCTAAGGCTGATGAAAATGGCTTGTTAAATAGCCGTGATGTATACGAAAACATTAGAAAAATATCTAATCAAGATGTCGCAAAAATGCTTAATCTTGGTGAGCAATATGCTTCTGGTGGAATTCCTCAACAAGCTGCCAAGGCCATTGGTAGTGCAAAACAATTTATTGATGCTTCATTAAACAAATCATCTGATGGCTTATGGGGTAAATATCTTACTTCTTATGCGGATTACAGTAAAAAACTTAACCGCATGGAAGTTGGAGATTACTTATCTAAGAGTTTAAATACACCTTTAGGGAAAGAAACTGCGGGTGAGTTTGCTGCGGCTGTTGAGAATGCGGCTGGAACAATTAAGAAATCTACTGGAATTCCAAGGTTTGAAAAGTTGTCAGATGTTTTGACTTCAAAAGAAGTTGCCTCTGTAAATAATGTATTGGCAGACCTAAAGCGTGATTCAAAAGCAAAAGAACTTGCAAGAAAAGTTGGTGCGCTTGATATTGGTGGCCCTGAAATTTTAAAAGAAGCCCCACAACTGTTAAACAGAACATATACAGTAATGAAGGCGGCTGTTGAATACTTGCAAAGAGGTAATGCAGACGCCTACAACAAACAGATGGCTGAGTTAATGATGAACCCAGGTGCTTTGGCTCAGTTTATGACTGTTGGCATACCAAAGGGCAGAACAAATGAGTTTGTTTCTTCAATGATGAAGTTAATGGATGCACCAACTAGATCAGCATTTATTCAGTCGTTTACAGTACCCGCTGCGGCTAAAGAAGTTGGGGATTCACAACTTACTATGGCAGAGTAATGAGAGACTTTCCCGAAGCAATTGTTGCGGCAGTCTGTATTGCTTGCTTTGTCATATTCTGTAGCTACATTATTGTTTGGGCATACCCGTGAAACTAATACTAGTGCTTTCAATGTTGTTTACATTGGTGGCATCTAGTAAAGATAAAACTGAATATAGATGTGTCAGATGGGCGTGGACAGGTGATGTCTATAACCGAAAAGTAGTATGCCTTGAGTGGCAAAAAGTTGATAAAAAATGATTGATCAAGAAACAGTTAAAAAGTTGTTTCACTATGATGCCGAAAGTGGGATGCTACTTTGGCGTTATGGTAATGGGCGAAATGTTAAGCCTTGGCAACAAGCAAAAGCGCCTAATGGTCAGGGATATTACACAGTAAAAATAAATGGCACAAATTATCGTGTGCATAGATTGATTTGGCTATATGTTTATGGAGATTTTCCAACAGAAGACATCGACCATAAAAACAGAATTAGAAATGACAATAGACTATGCAATCTAAGAGCTGTAAGCAGAACTGATAATTGCCAAAACATTTCATTGCCGAACCATAATAAAAGTGGGCACATTGGCGTTTCATGGTTTAAGTTGCAAAAAAAATGGACTGTTTATGTCAAAGTAAACAAAAAGAATAAGTGGCTTGGTTGCTACAAAAATTTGGATGATGCAATAGCGGCTAGAAAAGCTGGCGAAATCCAGTATTACAACTTGCCAGAGGAGGTCGCATGATTCCCATCGACCCCATGACCGCCCTAGCTGGCATACAGTCAGCAATCAGCATGGTCAAGAAGGCGGCTAATGTTGCCAATGACCTAGGATCACTTGCGCCCATGATTGGGAAGCTATTTGACGCTAAGTCAACTGCTACCAAAGCCATGCTTCAAGCCAAGCAGTCTGGCAAAGGCTCGAACATGGGTACGGCTTTGCAGATTGAGATGGCTTTAGAACAGGCTAGAGCATTTGAAGAAGAGTTAAAGATGCTCTTCATGCAGACAGGAAAGATTGATGTCTGGCAGAAGATTAAAGCCCGTCAAGCAGAGATGGACTTGGCAGATGCCAAAGAGATAAGTGCATTAAAGAAGGCAGAGAAAGAAGCCAAGCAGAAAGAGCAAGAACAACTAGAGATTGGCTTGGCAATAGGTGCAGTTTTCTTTGTTCTGTTTCTAGTCTTTGTTGGCATTTATGAATTGATGGAATTCTGTGCAACTACTCGTAGATGTGGCAGATGAATGAGTATCAAAAGACCTTTGACCTATGCCTAAAGATATTTGTCTATGGGGTTGTTGCTTTGTGGTTTCTTGGTTTCTTAAAGTTTTTACCTGACGATTTGTCAGACAAAATTGTTAATCTCTTACTTGGAAAGATTGGACTGTAATGCTCTCACTATTCTCAACACTTGGCGGTTTGTTAATTTCTGGACTTCCCAAACTTCTTGATTACTTTCAAAACAAAGCAGACCAAGCGCATGAGTTAAGGCTTGCACAGGTTCAAACTGAGCGTGAACTGCAACTAGCGGCACAGGGTTTTATTGCCCAACAAAAGGTTGAGGAAATCCGCACAGACCAGATTGCCATGCAAACAGATGCCCAGATGACTGAGGCGGCTCTAAAGCACGATGAGAAGGTACTTGAGAAGGCTAGTACATGGGTGGTCAACTTTGTGGGTACTGTTCGCCCTATAGTGACCTACATCTTTGTTTTAGAGTTATGTGCTATTAACGCATGGATTGCCTACTACGTTTACTCACGACCTAACTTAGTTTCTAACATGGATGACCTAATCCGAATTACTGACATTATTTTCTCAAGCGATGAAATGGCAATGCTTGGAGGAATTATCGGATTTTGGTTTGGCTCACGTTCATGGTCTAAGAAATGAAAGTCAGCAAAGCTGGCGAGGACTTGATGCACTTCTTTGAAGGCTACAGGAACAAGCCTTATCGGTGCTCTGCGGCTATTTGGACTGTTGGGTGGGGTCACGCTATGTATGGTGACCAATTAAGCCTCCCAAACGTCCGTAAAGAGGGTTACACAGGGCTTATCAGGTCTGACTATCAACTTAAAGAGGGAGATGCCCGTGTTTGGTCTAAAGATGAACTGGTCGAGTTGTTCAAGGTTGACATCAATACTTTTGAGCGTGGTGTTCTTCGACTTTCTCCTAATCTTGCTAGTCATCAAAGCAAATTCGACTCTGTTGTCTCTTTTGCGTACAACGCAGGGCTAGGGAACTACCAACGCTCTACCATTCGCATAAAGGTCAATCGTGGGGATTGGGATGGGGCTGCAGAGGCTTTTATGTCGTGGACTAAGGCGGGTGGCAAAGAGGTTTCGGGGCTTGTCAAAAGACGCAAAGCTGAAGTGGCTTTGTTTCTATCTTAAATTAAATTGTCATAATAACTGTATAAGGTGTTGTAATGTCTAACATTCCTACGCCAGAACACGCAGAACTGTTCGCACAAAGTGTCAGAAAATGGCAGCAAGTGCTGAGTTTGGGTGATTGGAGGATAGAGAAGGGCATGAAGCCAGCCAAGGCAGCAATGGCATCTGTGGAGTTTACTCCTGCTGCAAGACTTGCTGTTTATCGTTTAGGTGACTTTGGTGCTGAGAAAATCACACCCGAAAGCATAGACATGACTTGTTTACACGAGTTACTTCATGTGTTCTTACACGATTTAATGACTGTGGCACAAGACCCCAAATCATCTCAGGATGAGATTGAAATGCAAGAGCACAGGGTTATCAATCTGCTAGAAAAGTTACTTTCAAAGGATTCCAATGGGTAACCATAATCAGAGCTGTACAGATACTGAGTTTATCCAACTATGGGGTCAACTTCAGTCTGCACAAAGAGTAGCTGAACACCTTGGAATACACACTAGAGCCGTTCATCTGCGTAGAAGGTGGATTGAAAAGCAGTACAACATGGCACTTATTGCAAACGACCACAGAGGCGCACAATACGATAAGAATAGACCCAAATCCTTTTCTCCCCTAAAACAGATAGAACTTGGGATGCTAGATGGCACTGTGATTGTGTTCTCAGATGCCCACTTCATTCCAAGTCAGCGCACAACAGCGTTTAAAGGGCTTCTATGGGCTATCCAAGAGTTTAAACCCAAGGCGGTGATATGTAATGGGGATGCGTTTGATGGGTCTACCATAAGCCGCCATGACGTTACTGACCAACCACAGACTTCTGTTATCCAAGAGTTAAAAGCTACGCAAGGTGCGTTGGGTGAGATAGAGGAAGTTGCCAAAGCAGCAAGGCACAATGTAAAGCTACTGTTTACATGGGGAAACCACGATATTCGGTTTGGCAATAGATTAGCCCAACACGCACCCCAATTTAAAGAAGTTCAAGGGTTTAAACTGACAGACCATATCCCAAATTGGGACTTCTGTTGGGCAGTATGGCCTACCGAGCAATGTATCATCAAGCACCGATACAAAGGTGGAATACACGCTACACACAACAATACTGTCAATGCAGGTGTGTCAATCGTTACTGGACACTTGCACTCGTTAAAAGTGACCCCATTTTCAGATTTTAATGGCGTGAGATATGGTATTGATACAGGAACATTGGCTGAGACTGATGGCCCACAGTTTAACTATGCTGAAATAAACCCAAACAATCACAGGTCAGGGTTTGCGGTGCTGAACTTCTTTAACGGACAGTTGCTATGGCCTGAGTTAGTCCATAAGTTTGACGAAGACCAGATTCAATTCAGAGGCGAAGTGATTGATGTAGGTGCATTTTGAGCGCACCTTTAATCATTATTACAGGGCTAATCTACGCCTATATCGCAGGAGAGCAATTGTTTAAAGGCAACGGGTATATGGCAATGGTATATATCGGATATGCCTTTAGCAACGTGGGTCTTTACCTGTTGGCTAAGTAGCTTATAGGCTACAAAGAGTCAAACGTCTTTCTAAAGACTCCGTTAGGCAATAGTATGCCTTTACGATTCTTAATCTGGTCATACGCTATTTCCATGCAGTTTACAAGATTGATGTCTTGTAAAGCGCAGTAGTTAATAAGACACACCATGACATCACCAACAGAGTCAACAATAGCCTCCTTGTCATTTTTAATGGTTGCATCAGCTAGTTCTCCCATCTCAGACATTGCTTTAAGAAGCTGAACATCTGGTGTACTGTTAGGAATAATCTTGCGGTCTTCTGACCATTGGATTATCTTGATTTCAATTGCTGCATAACTCATCTAACTCTCCTTAAAGGCTCTTGGTACTTCTCGGGGGGTGGTGGTAGCATCTTCTCAGAGGGTGGTATCCATCCATGCTTTCTCCAAATTGCTTGAACGTCTGAGCCAGAAGACCACTTAAAGTCTTTGTTTGGAACAGAGGGATAACTAATCTTTGAATAAGGGGGTTTTTCTAGCATTATTTCGCTTTCATCACTCGTTGATTTCTGCCAAATTTGCCACGTTTGACACCCGAAACTTCAATGAATCCCTTGTCTAACAAAGCACGATACCTTGCTGTTATAGAGGAATATGGATAGTTTGGATACATCTCTAGTATCTCGTCTGAGATACACCCATCAGGAAAGCCTTTAATGGCCTCGTAGACCATTCTTTCTAGCTTGGTGGTATCTACCAAGTTAGCAGCCTCATGGCTCGTTGTAGGGTCTTGGTTGCGTACCAACTTAAAAGGTGCAGTTCCAAAGAATCTTTCCATTGACTGCTTCATGTTGCCAAAAATATCATTCATTATTTTCTCCTTGGGGTGGGGGTACTAACTACTCGTCTGCAAGCTAGAAAAAGCCTTTGCGTAGCGTTCCCCCCGTTAACTTAAAATGGAATGTCCGAATCGTTAAAAAATTCTTTAGGTCTAACAGGTTTTTTATCCAATGAAGCATCTGCGTTTTTATTCTTGATAGACAAAGACATAAACTTCTGTCCATCCTTGCTTAATTTAAGCCAAGCAGAGAGCCAGTATTCAACCCCATCTACATTTAAGCTGCCTTTGTAATCGGGGTATTTGGCATCATCTTTTCTGTCGTTTTTAAAGAGTGAGCCTCTGTTAGTGTTATCGTATTCCATATTAACCTTTCGCATTTTTTAATGCACTTCTTACTTTACTAGGAAGCAATGTCCATAGAGCAACTTTCTGTTCGCTGTCTAAGTTCTCTGCTTCCAACTTCACCCAAGCACTCTTAGGTTCTTCTTTCTCACAGAGAGCAATTAACTCCATTGCTAACTCTCTGAGATAATTCTGTTCATCCTCTGGGATGGTATCCATTGCACCCTGAGTTGGTGTGATGATAATCTTTTCTTCCTTGTTAGGGGCAGAAGCATCAAAGCTATCCGCTTCTACGAGGTCAGTAGCGCATAAATATAAATATCTCCGTTGATACGTCTGGCAACCGCCAAGGGACTGAATGGGCGATGCGCCTTTCATGTTTGCCTCAACCATTGGGCTTGTAATCACAATACAAGTTCCATCATCTACGTCTGTGATTGTCAGGCTTGCATACTCAGCGTCAAACGACACTACGCTGCACAAACCAAGACGATTAAAGATTGAGTTTACTTGAGGGAGAAAGTCTCCTAACTCAAAGTAGTTGTAGCCAGCAAACTTATTGTGACCAGACTTCTTGAGTGGCATTGCTTGTAATTCCACTCGTGCTTGCATTAACTTCTTGTGTACCATTTCATTTTCCTTTACTTAAATATTCTTCAATCATTGCTTCTTTGTCATCATCGTATAAATCCTCGAAAGGTACGAAGTGATTTTCTCCACAGCATGAGCCAGATGTTTTAGGCTCAGTACAGTAACAACAGTAGTCACCATGCGATAAATCCTTGATTGCGTCTTGTCTTGTAATCATTGGATTCTTTCGATAGGCTTTGCTACAAGCCATTTGTCACCCAACTGGCGTACTGACTTCACCCATTGCTTTTGGTAGCTTCTAATGACCTCTGGAGGGGCATCGTAGGTGCGGAATATCTTACGGACATGGGTTAGGTAGTGTGTGTTCATTAACCTCTCCAAGCCAGTAGTACACCGATACCGCCAAAGATAACGATGGCTAACACATACTCAACTAGCGTCTGAATAATCTTACTTTTCATTTGGTTCTCCTTTAATTGGGGGACTAAGCCCCCTGTTGATTTAATCTTGTACAACACAAAGTTCATTTGTCAAACGCATAGTGTTTCCATTGTCATCAAAAGCAAAAGCCAAAGCATTTTTAACTTTACGAATTTGGTTAACACGATTGTTCCAAATTAAGGGATGCTTCTTAGGCAAGCAAGCCCAAAGATTTGTCATGCCTTTGGATTGAGCAATTTTTACAAAATCAACAATTTTAATTTGTTGTTCGTATGAAGTTGTGCTGTGTGTCATCTTAGTTTCCTTAATTGTCCGCTTACGAATTGTTGCGGGTTGAGTGAAGTATATCAAACTAAACAGATAGGTCAACAATTATTTTCTAGGTGTTTTCCCTAGTGTTGTTTATTGTTAACTTTGCTATACTTGTTAAATGAACATAAAAAAAGCTATCACACTTGCTGGCTCACAGAGTGAGCTTGCTAGAATATTAGGAATTACAAGGGCTGCTGTTAACCATTGGAAGACAATCCCTAAACTACGCATTTATCAACTAAAAGAACTCAGACCAGAGTGGTTCAAATGACACAAGAAGCAGTTATCAGAGCATTACAAAACGGCCCATTAACATCCTACCAACTAGAGGATTTAACAGGCATACCAAGACTATCTATTGCAGCTTGTTGCACAAAGATGAGTTACAAGAAGAAATTAAAAATTGGAAAAATTAAGATGGGACGTTCTTGGGTTTCTCAGTACACCCTAGAGCCACACATGATTGAAGCTACCAAGGCTGCCAATGATGAGCCTTACGACAAGCTAAATCCTTTCGACATTCGCAATGCCAAGGGTATCTTTAGCAAGGCTGAATATGCGGTTATGAACGCCCAAGCTAAGAGATTGCTTGGCAAATCGTTTTCACAAGATATTACCAACAATCAATTTATTTGATACAATGTTTTGAAACACGGCTAGATGCGAAGTCATGAGCGCATTGAAAAGGGTTCCCACTTTTTCCCCTGCCGAGGTTTCTTTCTTTTTAAGTGGCTTTTAAAGTGGAAAAAATCATGCTATTACAGCCAAAGAATTGGGCAGTCTTTCAACATTACAAAGACAGATGCCCTCCATGGATAAAACTACATCGTGACCTATTAAACGACAGGTCTTATATGCGCTTGCCTATTGCTAGCAAAGCGATAGCACCAATGCTTTGGCTGCTTGCAAGCGAGTCAAAAGATGGTGTTTTTGATGGCTCACTAGATGAGCTAGTCTTTCGTTTACATATCACGCCAAAAGAATATCAGGATGGAGTTAAGCCATTGATTGATAACGACTTTTTTAATGTTGTTAGCGGAGTGATAGCAGAGTGCAAGCAAGTTGCTATCCCAGAGACAGAGGGAGAGACAGAGACAGAGACAGAGACAAAGAAGAAGGCAACTAGCGTTGCTTGCCCACCAGATGTTTCTCAACAAATTTGGGGTGATTGGGTAGCCTTGCGTAAAAGCAAAAAAGCACCGATTACCCAAACTGTTTTGAATGGTGCTATCGCTGAAGCAAAGATACTTGGTTGGCCTTTAGAGAAGTTTTTGGCTGAATGGTGCAGTCGTGGCAGCCAAGGTCTAAAAGCAGAGTGGATTGTTAAACCAAACCCTGCGGACAAAGTAAGGCTCACTGTTGCGTCATCAAATGAGCCTGACCCTGCTTTGCTGAAGATTGCAGAGGATGCGAAAAAAGCCGCACCTATTCCGCTAGAAGTGTTGGCTAGGATGGCTCAAATAAGGCAAAAAGCATGAACTACTTTGAAGCCATGAGACTGCTAGACAGAGTGAAAGAGGGTGTTCCGATCCCTTTACGCCTCATTTGTGAAGCGTTAATCCTAACTGGGGACTTAGATGAGTAGGGTATCTACCTATGGCATACAGTAGAAAAAATATATCTAATGCAGGAGACAGAGTTGTTCTAGAGAAAGCCGAAGCAAGGGAGATATACCGAACTTGGCAGTCAAACAGAGATAACGATTTTGTTCGTGCCAGGCTTGAGCGTTGCGAAAAGGTCTATGGATCAGGCGCAAGAGATCGAGTCAGGACCTATATGTCAAGAATGAAAGAAGGACAAATTGAATGAGTTGGCTTTATTCGCAGGCGCTGGTGGAGGAATACTTGGGGGACATCTCCTTGGATGGAGAACAGTCTGTGCAGTCGAGTGGGAGCCATACCCAGCAAGCGTACTGTGCGCCCGACAAAATGACGGGCTTCTCCCGCCTTTCCCGATTTGGGATGACGTACAAACCTTTGACGGAAAGCCGTGGAAAGGAATTGTTGACGTTGTATCTGGCGGATTTCCATGCCAAGACATCTCCGCAGCGGGGGGGGGGGCTGGAATTGATGGAGAAAGAAGCGGAATGTGGAGAGAAATGGCGAGGATCATTTGTGAAGTACAGCCCAGATACGTGTTCGTGGAAAACTCACCAATGCTCACTTCTAGGGGACTTGGAAGAGTTCTCGGAGACTTGGCCTCGATGGGGTTTGATGCGAAATGGGGAGTGCTGGGAGCAAACTCAGTTGGAGCACCCCATCAAAGAGAGCGTATATGGATTCACTGTTCCAACTCCAGTAGCCAGCGATGGAACAACAGGATCTTTAATTGGGAAAAACGACAACTTTTACGAGACAAAAACTGGGATGCCACGAAAAGTAAATCAGAACGGGAAAGATGGTTCAGTTGGGTTGGGGAGGTTGGTAAAAATGTGGCCAACTCCACAAGCATCGGACAACAGGGACAGGGGAAATATGAGCAACCCATCAGTACAAAGGCGTGTAGCAATTGGCAAGCAAATATCTTTGAGTCAATCAGTACACCCAACTTCTGGTCAATTGAACCCAATGTGGACAGAGTGGCTGATGGGCTGGCCGATAGGGTTCACAGACTTAAAGCCATTGGTAATGGACAAGTCCCCTTGTGTGCAGCAACCGCATGGAGAATCCTAAAATGAGAAGAGCCGCCAGAGTTGATGCCAACCAAGAGCAAATCGTATCTGCACTAAGGGCTGCTGGCGCTTACGTCTGGATCATTGGTCTGCCAGTTGATCTTTTGGTTGGATACAAGGGTCACACCTTTCTGGTTGAGATCAAGACAAACTCTAAAAAGAAGTTTACCAAACTACAAACAGACTTTTTTGAGAATTGGGCTGGTGGTACTTTGGCAAGGATTGATAACCCAGAAGCCGCATTGAGAATGATTGCAACATTAGGGTAAGTCCCTATGGTATTACACAAACAATTAGGTAAGATTTAATTTTTAACAGGAGTAAATTATGAACACATGGGAATTTGACACAACAGTAGGTGCAGGTAGCGAAGTCGTAACAGTTGTTTACGAGTACGAGCAAGACCAAGACTCAACCTACAACGAATCCATTAGAGAGATTTGGTTTGAGGGACGCAATGTCATTGGCCTTCTTTCTGATGAGCAGTTCAAAGAACTAGAGATGGAGGGAGCCATGCGCTTCCAGTATCACAAGCTTAATTACAAAACAGAAGACGTATGACTAAACAAAAAAAAGAGCTTTTAATTGGTTGTGGCTCTAACCACACCAAAAAGATGGCAACAGATAGAACAGCTGGTTTTGATAACTTAACCACTTTAGACTACAACGCTGACCATAATCCTACTGTTGTGTGGGACTTGATGGTTCTGCCATTGCCATTTCCCGACAACGAGTTTGATGAAATCCATGCCTACCAAGTGCTAGAACATCTTGGGCAGCAAGGGGACTACAAACTATTCTTTGCTCAGTTCTCAGAGTTCTGGCGACTTCTCAAGCCAAATGGTCATTTCCTTGCGACTTGCCCATCAAGAAGTTCAGTCTGGGCATGGGGTGATCCAAGCCATACAAGAATCATGCAGCTTGAACAACTGGTGTTCCTATCCCAAGATGAGTACAAACGTCAGGTAGGCAGAACACCCATGTCCGACTTCAGAAACATCTACAAAGCAGACTTTAAAACTGTCTTCCAAGAAGAAGACGATGACATTAGGTTTGTACTAAAAGCCATAAAGAATTGATTTTGTAGCTATAATTCAAGCCATGAAACAACGTGGCGGCTCAAGAAAAGGCGCTGGTCGCAAGAAGATCAGCGAACAAGGTAGGACTATCCGAGCAAGGGTAGCGCCTATCCATGAGCAAGCATTGACCTTGGCAGGGAATGGTTCCTTGTCAGAGGGAATAAGACGTTTAGCTGAGAAGCATTGGAGATTAATTCATGGAGAGCAGCCCCGACAAAGCAATTCAGTATTTGATCGACACCGCACCCTTGTACGCCCAAGCGAAGTCCGAGCGCCTGTACTTGGAGGAGTTCCGAAAGTCCAAGAAGGCTCACCTGATGAGCCAGGCAGGGACGGAAGTTCTGGGTAAACAAGAAACCTTTGCCTATGCCCATGCTGAATACATCGAAGTGCTTGAGGGCATAAGAGCTGCTGTTGAAAAGGAAGAGAAGTATCGTTGGTTGATGACTGCTGCCCAAGCAAGGATCGAGGTTTGGAGGACCAATCAGTACTCAGCCAGAATGGAAGTCAGGGCAACTCAATGAACAACAAGCTGAACAACAAGGAAAGATTCCACCTAGCAAGGGTGAAGATGCTTCCCTGTTCAGTATGTGATAAGTCAGGACCCTCAGAAGCCCACCATTACAAACAAGGTCTTCAATATACCTGCATAGCATTATGTCAAGACTGCCATACTAATTCTATTCTCGGATGGCATGGTCAAAAAAGAATGTGGCATATTAAAAAGATGGATGAGATTGATGCCCTTAATAATACGATTAGACGATTATTTGATACCCCGTCTGAAAATAATAATGCTTTCTAATTTCAAAACTTTCAAAAACTTTGAGTTTTCAAAAATTGGTTAAATCGAGTTTCTAAAAAGTAAGTGCCACTTTTTTGTACAACCCACATTTTTAGGGTAATCCCTTAGTTTTTTGTAAGTTAGCACTTACTTCGCAAAATTATGTAAGTTGGCGCTCACTTCGCTAAACACCAGAATGCCGCTTTTTGCCAGAGTGCCACTATTGCATGAGACACAATGCAATGATGCGCCTATAAAGCCATTAAAACCCGTTTTAAGCCGTTTTTTTTGCTTTGCTAAGGTCTACTATGCTTCAGACACATTAAACCGATTCTAGGGCTTTTTAATCAATTCTAGAGAATGTGAGTACTCACTTCGCAAACACTTTCAAAAAAACCCTGATTTTTACGTCAGGGAATTTTTAGAAGTGTTTAGAGCTTATCTGCTAATAGCCAAACCTCACTCGCATACTTAGAAAAAAACGTGCATGAGTTATCAAAGGGTTTTATCAGTAGACCTAGTTCACCAGAGGGATAGAAAAAGGTTTGAGTAATTTCGCCTAGTTTTGCTGGGTCACAATCGTAAGCCACAATATTTCCAATTTTCATGGTTTCACCTCATCTTCAATTTCAAGCCATTCCTCAATTTTTATGGTTCCTTCGCATAATGTATTTCTAAGGCAATCAATGGCTAATTCAGCATGATATTTATTAAACTCTGGTGAGTTTAGATAAGCTTTGAAGGCAATGATTGCCCCAAACACTGTGTTTATTTCATTGATTCCCTGATAAACCATATATTCATTAATGATCTTGGGGTGTCTTTTATCTTTT